GATCCATAATATTACCTATACAAACAAATCACTAAAATCTTTCTTGGGTTTACCAAACGCTTGATTGAGACCTTTGCCTACTTCTGTGTTGTCCATAACTGGCCCATCATCCACAATATCAGTCTGTGCTGTCTGCTCGACATCATACAGTCTCATCTTAGCTCGATCAACACCAATAACAAATCTCTTAAATAGAGTTGGATCATTGTATCTATTCTTTAACTGCTTAACCATTAACTGGCCAAGCTGTTCCATCTCGTCGCTGTTAATGATAGCAAACATAAAGTCAGCAGTGGCTGGTAGACCAAACGACTCTGACGTATCCTCTAATCCAAGATCGCTGTTACTGAATCCTGAACGCGTCGTCTGAGTCGCTGAGACGATCGGTACGTTCTTTTCGACAGCTAGCCCACGTAGCTCCTCTGCTATCGCTTTAATAAACGTATACGAGTTTATAGTGCCTCCTATCGCCTTTGTTCTACTGCTGCTACAGATGTTTAAGTAGTCAATATAAATGATGTCAGGAGTAAAGTTACGTTTGATCTTTAACTCATTTATCAGATGACGAAAGTGACCTGAATGAGCTGAGGCAGTTGGATATTCCTTAATGATAAGTCGACCAGGAGTCCTTTGACGCAACTCGTTAATCTTCTTATCGTACATATCCTTTGGAAGGTTTACAAGCTCATCGACCTTGACGTTAAGTAAGTTTGCATCGATACGTTCTGCAATTTTCTCTTCTGCCATCTCCATTGTGATGTACAGTACGTTCTTACCTTCCATCATATTGCTAGCAGCAAAGTGACACATCGCAAGAGACTTACCTACACCAGTACCAGCAAGGATAATGTTTAGAGACTTACGAGGAAGACCACCTTTGGTGATCCTGTTCATATAATCAAGATCAAAAGGCACTCGCTCTTCTTTGTGATGGTAGAAGTCAAATCGTTGCTGATAGTCTTCTATGAAGTCATGACCAATGTGGTTGTCGAAAGACACAGCAAGTGCTTCAGACAGTACTTGTGGAATAGCTTGCTTAGTCTTGTTCTTATTCTTGCCATCTATGATATGGATTGATTCCATAATGGCATTGTATACGGCTTTCTCTTGACAGAACTCTTCGGTCTTGTCAACAAGCCATTGTTCGTTTACATCGTCGTCTAGCTTTAGCTGCTCGACTTGTGATACGGTGTTGCTATAGTCAGCCTCACTTAGTGAGTCTGTATTCTCCAACTCAATGTACAATGCATCCTTAGATGGAGGTACATTGTACTTCTCCATGTACTCCTTGATCTTAGTTACAAGTAACCGATCAGTAATCGTTTGGAAGTATTCTTCTTTTAGGAAAGGTAATACTTTACGAGCGTACTGCTCACTGTGGATTAGCTGACTAAGAATGCTCGTCTCTATTGTCATCAAAAACTTTATCCTCAATCATCTGCACTAGAATATCACCTAGTGTATTCTCGAAATGTTTACCACTTGCCTCACCCTTGAGGATGTTGTATGTGTAGGAAAGGACACCATCTTCAGATATCTTAACTACATCGTAGGTGTATACTACGTTCTCGTACTCACCTTCTACAATCATAATAGGGCATACGCTTTTATCATCCTTGGCTTCAAGGACAGCATACTTTGGTGTCATACTGCTAGTTCGTCTTCTTCGAGCTCGTAGTCGTCAGTAGAGCCGTAAGTAAACTCCATCCTAGCAGCTTCGTCAATGCGAGCAAGTAGCTCGTCAGTGAAGTACTTAGTAGGCTCCTTTAAGATTGCCTTAGCGTATACCTTTGCACCATCAGGCATTTCAAACCTATTCGCTACCTTCTTCACAATCTCATACTTCTCAGCAAGCTCAAGAAGACCGTAGTACCTATCAAGGCCCTTATCATATGTAAGCAACACTTCGATCTGCTTGTTCTCTTTGGTAAGACGTGACTTAGCCATCCTAACCTTAATGATGTTACCAATTACATCCTTACCATCCTTTTCCTTCTTTTTAGATAGGAAACAGATCTGAGAGGCCGTATATTTAAGACCACTACCACCAGCCATCTCTTTAGTTGGAATGTAAGATCCTACAACTTCGTATACGTGATTGGTAACCAGCATTGGTACGTTAGCTTTGGCTAGCTTTAAGTTAAGTACTCGGAACGTAGCCTTGAGAGTAGCAGCCTTAGTCATGTCACGGGTCTCACTACCGGCTGCAGTATCCTCAACCTCTTTAGTAGTAGATAACTGACCAAGCGAATCAAGCACCATCATCATAGGGGGCTTATCACCAGACGTGTTGTTATAGTTGTCAAGGATTTGAAGTGCTGTATGACGGAACCGTTGAATAGTATCTGGCTCACTGATGATCACTCGATTGGTATCAATACCTCTCTGCTTCATCATCTCTTTAGTAACAGCTGCCTCGGTGTCAAAGTAGAACACCGCACCATCATGATGGTCATCAAGAAACTTCTTGACTACACCCATCACAAAGAAGGTCTTACCAGTTGCAGACTCACCAGCGAATGCTGTAATCTTGTTGTTAGGAACACCACCAAAGATACTACCGCTAAGAGCAGCGTTTAGAATATAGCTACCGGTATCGATGTTACCACTATACTCAGCACTTGCTAATCCATCTTCAGCAATGGTTGTGTTTTCATCATTAAGTTGTTTTACAATATCACGAAAGAAGTCACTCATTGGATTCCTCATTATTCAGTTTGTCAATAATCTTTTTCTTTAAGCGTTGCAGTGAACGCTTCTCTTGTTTGTTTTCTAAAGTGTTCCGGTGAGTATACAGGTCTACCAGCTTTTGATCAACATCCTTTAACATACTTTTTAGCTGATCTTTAGAATTAGTAGTATTAATTACTTCCCACTCGGCAACCTCATGATCATCTAATTGTTCGTCTTCAACCTGAACAGTTTCTGTCAACCAGTCATCGTCAATTTCACCAACAACAACAGCCTCGGTCTCTCTTAATGGCTTAGGAGACTTGGGCTGAGTCAATGTCATATTAGCTGCGATGAGCAAAAGAACAGCGAGTGGGTCGAATACAAAGACAATAAGCAAAATAACCCAACGTACGGCTTCATCAAAAAAGTCACGAGCTTGATCTCCATAGATTAGTTCAGCAATATATTTTAAAGGACCAACTTCGACCTCGATTGCCAATTTCTCCTGCTGCAACGGAGTGAGTTCTTCTTGGATAGACTCGATGCGACTGTACGCAGCATCGATTGTCCTGTTGAGAAGATCCCTCTCTTCCTGTTGACTTTGGCGAACTGCAATCGAACCTGAAGGACCACGAATTCTGTCGTACTCGATAAGGGTCTCGACTTGTTGATCCAATTGCGTGAGTACCGTTTCTGAATCTCCAATGATTGCTTCTTGTCTCGCGATCTGGCGTTCCAGGTTGGTAATCTGAAGTTCATTTGTGCCACCTACTGATATAGAATGTTCCAAGTGTGCCTTTGACAGAAAGCCAAAGATACCCATTGAGGTAATAAACATCAACACTACTACTGCCGATGTAAGATATGACTTTAGCAGGAAAGGTACTTGCTTCCAATTACGATACAGCCAAGAGGCGGTAACCAACTTACCTGCTTCCAATACACCACCCATAATAATAATGGCAGTGGTTGCACCAGAGAAGATAGCAATCAATCCTGCGATACTATACCACGCTGCTACACCTGAGATAGCAAGCGCCATAACAAGAGTTATGAGACCCATTACTGGCCTTTGTAAATCCTATCAAGCATGTCTTGGAATGCCTCGATCTTCTCATAGCGATCAGGCCAGTATACGTATTCCTTGTTGCTGCTCTTTTTAAGATTATTAAGCAATGGTTGAAACGCATCATAAAGACGAGTCAATCTTGCTTCTAGATCTGCTGCTGTTGCAGAAGTAGACTGTACTTGTTGATGCGCACTTTGGACTGCTTCAAGTTCTTGCTCGTCTACAAGACTGAATCCAAAGTCGAACGCACTGTGAATATTATCGCTCATTAGAAGAATGCCTCCAGAGTTGCCCTAGGTTCTACATCCCAACCCACAGCATCCAAAATACTCTTGACGGGTTCAATAAAAGCCTTCTCAAACTGGGTGTCGTAATCCACGTGCTCACGTACACCAAACTCTTCAGGCAAGATTTGAGAAAATGCAATGACATTACTCTGTACCCTGTTAGGTTGTTTCAAGTAACAGAACTTAATCTTCTCACCTGAATATATCTTCTCATATTTATTGTTGAGCTGATGTTGATCCACGTAAAAATTGTATGTCAAAGCAGCACGTACTTGTATAGGCGTACCCTTCTTAAACAGCGTTACACTGTCTTTATAGAACGGTAAACGGTTAACAGAGCGTGGAAACGCAATATCCTCAATAGGCATTTTTGCAAACTTTTCACGAAGCTCTCTGATGTAGTTCTGTACTTGAGGTTCCTCTTGTTCCAGGATAACCTTCAATGTATCTTTAAACATCAGACGACATACTGCTGGAGTAGATGACCTAACAGCCTCGATACCCATCATCTTGAGCTTAGGCTCTTTGTACTGGACACCCTCACTGTTATGTACGTTTAGCACGTAGTGCTTCTTTCCAGTCCACACACCCTTAGATGCAATAACTTCCCGAGCCATTACCATCTTTTGTTCGTAAGCGTTAAGATAGTCTTTTAACTTACTGTATGCAAGATCAAGCATTGGCTCAATCTTTTCTGTAGCGACCTTATCAAGAAACTTAACAGGATCCTTTGGCTTGGCTTTCTCAACAAGACCACCCATGTTAATGTACAGCGAGTCAGTATCGATAGCAATCACATAGTCCTTGTTGTCTGTACCAAGCACCTTATTCATGTATTGGTTGAGATGCTTCTCAGCCCAGCGGATAGTCAGCTGACCACTAATAGTAATACCTTCAGCAATACGAATGTCATAGTATCTGAAGTACTCATTGGACATAGCACCATAAAGGCTGTTCATTAGAATCTTGATAGCCATCTGTTTGTTATCAAGAGTTGTTACTTCTCTTTCGAGCTCGTATGATGATCCTTCGTCTTGAATCTGCTGTTCAACTTTTAGCATCTGCTTCTTGTATCCTTTACGTTCATCGTAAAGGTCATTAACAAGCTGAGGAAATAGTCCTCTCTCCGTGACGTTAAAGAACTGACCAGTGCCAGCCATACAGTGCTCTGGTGCAATGTCTAGTTTGTTCTGATCAAGCAGATACTCTACAGACGATTCATAGCTACCGTTTGTGTTGTCACGTTTCAATAGATCGAACGTGTGCACCTTATCGACAATAGTCTCAGGTGACATATTGTACTGCATAATAATATGAGGATACAGACTATTTAAGTCAAATGACATTACCCAGTCGTGCATACCGACTTGAGGATCCTTAACGTGAGCACCTTCGATCTTACGTTCCTTGGTGTTGTCGCGTTTAGGTGGACAAATGATTCCTCGGTTACGTAGCTCGTTAAAGATCAGAGCATCCCATACACCTACAGATCCAAACGCATCAGCATAGTTTACCTTGCCTTTGTATGCAATAGTCATACACAGTGTTGCAAGACCCATCTTGTCTTCAAGACGATCTACGATCTCAACGTCCTTGATGTTATAGTCGATAAACTTTTGGAAGTCGTTTAGGTACAGAGCATTGAGCGATCCATACTCGCTATAGTCAATCTTACTATCACCGAGCACTACGTGAGCGATATGATCTAGCTTGTATGATTCTTGAGTACCGTAGCTATATGCAAACTTCTTAAACAGATCAAGGTAGTCAAGTTGCTCGAGACCGTTTATCTCAAATACCTCAACTTCATTCTGTCCAAGCTGTAATGTACGTTGTCTGATTGGATTACGCATGTCGTGTATCCAAGGAGACAGCTTGTTAGCATGACCATCACCAAGCACTTTGTTAATACGGTTAACTAGATACACCGTATCGAACATCCTACTGTTCCATCCAGTAACTACATCTGGATAATTAGATGCCCACTGATCCATAAATTTATGAAGTAGTTCAGCTTCATTAGCACACTTCGTGTACTGAACTGTTAAGTGGTTAACAATAGAGCTATCGTGATCCCAGTCACCCATACCCCAAACGTAGTACACGTTATCGATATTGTTCTTGATGGTGATTGCAGTGACAGGGTGGTTAGCTTCTTCTGGTCTAGGAAATCCTTGATCAGACTGAACCTCGATATCAATTGACGTTACATTAATGACGTCTCTATCGAATTCGATTACGTTTCGAAACACATCGCTAATAAACTGCTGAATGAAGTTAGTGTTGCCGTGTATCTCAAAGTTATCAACATCACGGTGACGTTTGAGAAAGTCACTAGCATCATGAATAGACTCAAAGTCCATCTCACCAAGATAAGAACCTCTCAGTGATTTGAACTGTGTTGGATCAGGACTTGCAACGTACAGAGTTGGCTTGTACTTTACCTTCTTCTGGATACGTTTACCACTGTTGTATCCACGAAAGTGAATGTAGTTACCAGATCTGGTTACACTAGTATAGAAAGGTTTACTCATGGATAGGAGTATACGCTAAAACTAATTAAGAGACAAGCACAGAATCAGGTGTAATAATTCCACCAAACATTTTCTTGTGTTGGTTAACAAGACTGTTATCTGGTTCTGCTACAAACACAACCATGTCTTTGTTGATCATCAAAGGATCTTTGGTGCTGAATGGACTGTACGGTACAAACTGTACACTGCTTTGCTGGGTGGGAACAACCACCACTGCATTTTGAAATTCGAAGGAGTGGTCTTTGTCTTCACAATCACAAAGTACATCTTCACCTGATAACATACGAACAATTTTAACAGCCATAATATATTCCTTGAAGAGGCCCCGAAGGGCCTCGGGTTACATAAGCAGGTTGATTGAATACACGTAAGTGAATCCCACTACTACAGTCAGCATGTAGATTCCGTATGTATTTAACCTGCGCCAGACTCGCGGTTTCATTTCTCCTCCGTTAGTAACTCTGTTCCGATTGGAATTAAACGGGGACGCTTTTCTTCTGGGACTTCTACTCTTAGGTCAATAACGAGTAGGCCGTCAATGAAGTCAGCTCCATCAACGACAACATGCTCAGATAGTCTAAAGGTGCGGGTAAACTTCTTAGCAGAAATTCCGCGGTGGAGATACTCACGTTCAACCTCTCCATCACCCTTTCCACCAGCTACGACCAGTATCCCGTCTTTTACCTCTACGGTCAACTGCTCTTTGTTATACCCAGCTAGGGCAAGCTCGATTGAAAAGTGTGTTTCATCTTTCTTGACGACATTGTGCGGAGGATATAGCTTGTTGTCTGCCATCTCTGACAGTCGCTCTATCTCAGACCATACGTGGTCAAATCCGATGAAGTGTGAACGTGGAAACGAAAATGCTTTAGTTGCTACCATTGTGGTGCCTCCTTAGTTAAAAGCAAGGTTGTTGTCTACTGACCGGACCATCCGCATCAGCACAACTATTTATAAGACTTATCACAAAAACAAATCGCATTATTGCAGTTTATCTGCCATATCGATGAATCTTTTTATGTAGGTCCTAATCTCTCTACTTGCTGACGTGTCCTTCTCTTTACACAAAGAGATAAACTTCTTCTTATCCTCTTTGTTAATTTTTATCAGCAATGTGTCATCTTTTTTCATTTACAGTACTCATTTTTTATATATAATATATATACCTTTTAAAGTATATTTAATAAAAAGTTCATATTCGCTGTGAAGCGTTAGGAGGCAACATGAGAACTGTATTGTTCATTCTACTATTAATCCCATCACTTGTAAGTGCAGAAGCACTGCACACTAGGTCACTAGAACCGGTTGTTCGAATTTCAGGTGACATTATCTATGTTACTGATAAGAAAGGCAACGATTGGGCTGTAATTACTCAGTGTGAGATCAAAGCTGAAGATGTCAAGCAATTTGATATCAAAGGCAACGTAATCAAATCTGGAAGGACCATACGTCTTAATGATGAGATGTTATGTACTGTTAAATCTATCCGCGCTGTATAGAACGATAGTATATAAACATTCTAAGATAGTGTTGGAAAACTTTTGGGTG